TGCTTCAAGATTGGGATCTATTAAAGATACTAAATAATTCACAAGCAGACAACAAAGCATCTTTGTCTCAAATTAAAGTAGTCTCTTTTAAAGAGAAGCCCGATTGGGAACTTGTTCCCAAATATAACATAGGAAAGAAATTAAAATGATTAAACTTGAATTAAGTATTGAAGAATGCAATATGATTCTTCGTGTATTGGGTAAGCACCCATTTGAAGAAGTTGCTGCCGTTATTACTAAAATTAAACAGCAAGGTGAGCCACAGGTTGCAGCATTGGAAGCAGAAGCTGCACCAGTTGAATCACCAGCTGCTGAATAAGGATTATCGTTAGTCTAAAATAATGATTCTCTTTAGTGTATTATTTGCCTTTGGGAATAAATATAAGTGTCCGTCTTGGACATAACATGGAGAAATAATTATGTGGACTAAACCAGAAGCAGTAAACATGAGATACGGATTTGAAATCACTATGTATGTGATGACTCGTTAAAGAATTCACCTTAGGACCACTAAGTTACGAATCGTTTTAAAGCAGACATGACGTACGATGTCGCTGGAGTTGTAACCAGCATCTGATATGCCTTCGGGATATCAATTTTATTTAACTCGCTTAATAGGAGAAGCACAAATGGTAAGACAATTCATTCCCTCAATTTTTGGTGAACACTTCAAAGACTTTGATAAGGTGTTCGTAGGTTTCGATGACCAGTTCTCGAAGATGCAAGTTCTTCATGACGAACTAACCAAAAACATTCCCAACTATCCTCCATTCAATGTTCGCAAGAACGGTAATACCTACACGATTGAACTCGCTGTGGCAGGTTTCGCACAAAACGAAATCGACATTACTATTGATGGCGGTAAGTTAATCGTTAAGGGTAACTCTGAATCAACTGAACCAGAGGGTACTGATTACTTGTTCAAAGGTATTGGCATGCGTGCGTTTACTCGTGCATGGGCAATCGGTGACCAGTATGAAGTTAAGGATGCTGAACTGTTCAATGGTATATTAAAGATCGCTCTCGATCAATTGATCCCAGAAGCACAGAAAGCAAAGAAAGTTCCAGTGAAAACTAAGGGACAAAAATCATTCTTACAGGAGGACGCATATGCTAAAGCTGCTGAAACATTGTAAACAATTTTTTGTCCTTATGCTTGAATCACTTGTTGAGGCTCGCAAAGCCAGAGCCGATGCGATAACAAAGGGTATCGGAAGATAAACAAATAATCATACAAACAGGGAGAGTTTCGGCTCTCCCTAAATACTTGTATGAAAGCAAAACTATCTCACAACATGATATCTTTCGTCACAGTTCGTCGTGGCGACTGGATATTAAAAATATCTGTTTACAAAAATAAACAGATAATGTTAGTTGCACAGCATTGTTATGATTTTGAAAGAACATTTGTTTCATTCTTTACTGACCAAAACATTGCAGCAGATTTTATTGAACAACTTGTCACAGAGGATTGAATGAGAGACATTAAAGTATTTAAATTGATTAGTGGTGAAGAACTTATTGCCAAAGTGGAATCAACTGGTTATGGATTTGAGTGTGAAACGATCGCAACAATTTTAATGCAGCAAACTAAAGAAGGTGTTGGTTTGGCATTGATGCCATATATGCCTTACTCAGAAGGAATTGTGAAACTACATAGACATTCCATTGCTTCAGAAGGAACACCATCCATCAAAATGGTCAACGAATTCAACCGATTATTCGGTTCAGGGATAGAGATCGCTCCAGCGTCTGCTTTAATCGGTCTATAACCCTCTCCAGCCCTCCTTAAAACCCTCTCTCGTAGAGGGTTTTCCGCATTCTAAACCCCTGTATCTACAAGGGTTTCTAATCCCCTCAACTCCGTAGGGTTATTAAATTTAGTTGTTGTCTTTAATTGCAAACTGCTGTATAATATAGTCTTAGAAAGTTGAAAAGGAACTGAAAAATGACTGAATTCGAAAGCAAATGCTACGGTATCTCTGCAGAAACTATTCGTAAAGAATACATGGGTTCGATTACTGCTCGTCTGAGTGGTTTGGAAATGGTTGCGATGAGTGTTCTTTCTGATGCTCAAGAACTGATGTCCTTCGGTAATGATCAAGCAACTGATCAGGCACGCAAAAACATCAACATCGCAAAATTCATTCTGTCAGAAATGATGGAAGCACGAATGACTGAAACTGTTTAATTAAAGGAAATATATTATGTTCTATAAATCAAAATCTGAGATCCGTGCCGAAACCGAAAAACAATTGAAGTTGTTTTTGAAGAAGGGTGGATCGATCGAAGTTGTAAAGGCACGCAAAGCACCAACGCAACGCATGTCTGGTAAAGTTACAAGATCTGGTTCCACTGGGACTTCTGGATTTGCGACTGGATTCCCTCGCAAGAGTTGCATCTAAGTGTTGTCTTTAATTCAGAATTGCGGTATAATAGTAGTATGAAAATCGAAAAGGAATTGCAAATGTCAAACGAATTCAAATCTTGGGAAGAAATGTCTGTGTTGGAACAAATGCAATGCCAGTACTGGGATATGTATAAGGATGCATATGGTGTGCGTCCTCGTGGTGTCGATACCTCTTCTTGGACTGAGGAAGTGTTCATGACTGAATTCGAATTGCTTGGTAAAGTTATCGAGCAGGAAGAAATTGCTCGCAAAGAATCCGAAGCCCAAGCGATTGTTCGTTTCGAAGATAGTGTGCTCAATCTAATGCACACTGGCACTAATCGTGCTCGTGTCATTGCTTGGTTGATGGATGCTGAGGGTGCTAATGGCGACTTCGAGTATTTCTGTTTCACGCAGGGTCTACCCTATGGTTACTTCAAGGAAGTGGCATGATTCTCGCTAGAGAACTCACTCAGTGGGATGCTGGTACGGCATGTAACCATACCTACATCATGACTGAATCCATGGACAAAATCTTTGGTTACTTCAAAAGAAATGATCCAAAAGACTTCATGATGTTCAAGAATCCGATTCGTATTGATACACGCTATCGTAAATTCAAAGTTATCAAACGCAACATGTACTTCAAGGGACAAGAGCCAACGCATCGAATCTGGGAAGTTAAGGGTACGAAAGACCATGTCTATACTGTAGAACAATCAGAGCATGGAATGTATTGTAGTTGTATCGGTTTTAAATATCATGGTAAGTGTAAACATATTGATGGAGTGTTGAATGAACATAAATGAATTTCTAAACAGTCTCGCTGAAAATGCCTCACGCAATTTCAAGATCGACCAATTAAATGCACAGAGCGATAACGAAACTCTGCGTGAGGTAATTCGGCTAGCACTGGATCCATTTACTCAATTCTATCAACGAAAGATTCCTGAGTATACCACTGACTCAAAACTATCAAGAAGTCTTGATCAAGCCATGCTTGCATTGTATGACTTGAAGGAAAGAGTCGTGACTGGTAATGCAGCAATTGAATATCTCCGTATGCTTCTTTCAACCGTATCAGCTGATGATGCTAAGGTACTGGAGAGAATCATCTCCAAAGATTTGAAGTGTGGAGTTGATGTATCGACTGCCAATAAAGTTTGGTCTGGTTTGATTCCTGAATACCCATGCATGTTATGTAGTCCATTCGAACAGAAGTTGGTTGACAAGATTAAATTCCCAGCCTATGCTCAGATGAAGATGGATGGCATGCGCTTCAATGCAATTGTCCGTGATGGTAAGGTAGAATTCCGTAGCCGAAATGGTAAACAGATTCTGTTGTTGGGTAATCTCGAAGCAGAGTTTGCTGCACTTGCTGGTAATATTGATTGTGTATTTGATGGTGAATTACTTGTGATGCTTGAGGGTGATCATCAGTTTGCAGATCGTCAGACTGGTAATGGTATCCTCAATAAAGCAAACAAGGGAACAATCTCTGCCAAAGAAGCAGCACTGGTTCATGCAACTGTTTGGGATTTGATTCCATATGTTCAATTCATTGATGGCTATTGTCAGACTCCATACTCAAAACGATACTCTACTCTGCAAGCAATTATAGCAAAACAAAAAGCAGATGGCAAAAAGATTTGGAATGTGACATCAACCATTGTGGAAACTCTGGAAGAAGCACAAGAGATTTTCCAAGGTTATCTTGCAGAAGGATTTGAAGGTATTATTCTTAAGGATGGTGCTGGTGTTTGGGAAGACAAACGAAGCAAGACTCAGATTAAATTCAAAGGTGAATTGGAATGCGATCTTAAGATTGTTGCAGTCGAAGAAGGTAAAGGTAAAGCAGTTGGAATGCTTGGTGCAATTATATGTGAATCCGCAGATTCAATTGTAAAGGTAAATGTAGGATCTGGTTTCAATGATGCACAACGAAAGCAATATTGGAAAGAAAATATAGTTGACAAAATAGTGGCAGTGAAGTATAATAGTCGTATCAAGAACAAAGCTGGAGAAGAATCTTTGTTCCTTCCAGTGTTCATTGAACTGCGTGATGACAAAGATGTTGCAGATAAATCAAAGGTGATAAAATGAAAGTAGTAATCAATAGATGTTTTGGTGGTTTCGGTATCTCAAATATCGCATTCGAGAAGTTGCTTGACCGAAAGGGTATTGCATTCGATAAAGTGCCAGCCAAGTTTCCAATTCGTGGAAACGACTCAGACTATTACAAAGCAGGTAGTGAACAATCTGATGCTACATACATAAGTGAGTATGAGTTCTATGAACAACGCAATGATCCAGATTTGATTGCTGTGATTGAAGAGATGGGTAAGGATTCATGGGGTTGGGCATCAGAACTAGCAATCGTGGAAATTCCAGATGATGTTGATTGGCACATCAGCGAATACGATGGACTTGAACATGTGGCAGAAACACATAGGACTTGGTCATGAAAAGAGAATTAGACGAAGCACTCTGTGCAAGGTATCCGCTGATCTTCAAAAATCGTAATGCGGATATGCGCACCACAGCCATGTGTTGGGGACTTGATTGCGGTGATGGATGGTATAACATCATCGATGTTCTTTGTGGTAAATTGTGTAGTGAATACTATGCAGCAAAGAGTCGTTATGAATTCATCAAAGATAAAGTTGGCGAGAAGATGTATGGTGGCTCTGGTGATACTATCACGCAAGGTGAGATAGATCTCCGTAAACAAATTATGGATGAAGAAGCGAGTAAGGTTCCAGTTGCTTCTCAGGTAAAAGAAAAGTTCGGTGGACTGAGATTCTATGTTCAGGCTGCAACTGATAAACACTATCAGTATATTTCTTTTGCAGAGTCTATGAGTCATCGTACATGCGAACAATGTGGTGCTCCAGGAAAAACATACACTAATGGTTGGCATCAAACACTATGTGATATTCATGCAGAAATGCATGGTAAAACAGAAGAGTATGAATCTGAGGGAGATGAATAATGTTTTATGGTAAAGACTCTATTGAAGAACAATTCAATATAATCAAAGATAAAATGTCACAACAAGAACTGTTTATCTTTGTACCAATGCCATCTTATAAAGAAGGTGATAGATGGACTGATGAATTTCGCATTCGTGATGGATATACTAAACTTGCCGATGGTTCATGGGTAACTATTCATAAGATGACTACATATATTGATTCTATTCATAAAAACACTATAGATTTATATGAACAGTATCAAAAATTACTTGGTGACTTAGATTCAGCAAGACGACAAAAGAGTGAGATGGAATTTGGTCTGCGCCATGCGCAGAAATCTTTGAACAAAGCAATGACAATGAAAGGTAATACTGATGAGTAAAGAATATATTGATATGTTGAAACACGAACGACAAGTTCTGCTTGATCGTTACGATCCAGACAGTGAGGGTACTGGTCATTTCAATACTGCTGTTAGAGTATTGACTAATCGTATTCAAGAGTTGGAACCACCATCTAAAATTAAAGAAGGTTCTGTGTGGGTAATGGTTGAAGCAATTCAATCATATCGTATGCGTTACATGGTCGAAGCACCTGCAACTAATCCAGAGTATGCCATGGATGATGTTACTTGCAATGATGCCAAAGAGTTTTCTCAATTGGCATTACCAGAAGTGATTACATCACATCGTGTTCTTACTGAAGATGAAGCCATTGCTCTTTGTGATATTGATAATGATTATACTGCTGGTTGGACTAAAGAGCAAAAGATCAAATCATTCTTCACTAAAGAAGGTGAAGGCAAAGGATTCTAATGTTCATGTTCGATGTGGAAACGCTGGGAGTAGAATCCAACTGTGTGGTTCTCTCTGCAGCTATGGTTCACTTTGATCCAGAGAAACGACCAACCTATCAAGATCTATTGGACAATGCATGTTTTGTAAAGTTCGATGTGAAGGAACAGATAAGTGTTGGTCGTACTGCATCAAAGTCTACGCTTGAATGGTGGAAGGGTCAGCATGAATACGTTCGCAAGACTTCACTTGATCCATCTCGTGAAGACATGACTGTAGAAAATGGAATGCAAAAGTTCTATGATTACATGAAGCAATTCCCAAATGCTGACAAACAAACAATGTGGGCGAGAGGTTCATTAGATCAGATGGCGATTGATTCGCTTGCTGTTAAATTTGCCTTGCAAGAAATCACAGGGTATAATATGTGGAGAGATGTCAGAACTGCAGTTGACATTATGTTTGGAACCACGAATGGCTATGTAGAAGTGGATCATCCTCTCTTCAAACGACATGAAGTTATCAAGCACCATCCTGTCCACGACTGCGCACTAGACGCAATGCAACTTATGTATGGAAAACAAGTTTAATGGATTTTTACACCAACGTCCACCCAGTGGGCGACAAGATCCTCGTTAGAGGATATCAAAATGGTAGGGCATATCAGCGTAAGATAGATTTCTATCCTACGCTTTTTGTCACTTCTAAGGTTGACTCAAAATGGAAGACTCTGGAAGATACATTCGTTGATGAAATAAAACCTGGAGGTATCCGTGAGACTCGTGACTTCCTTAAACGCTACGAAGGTGTTGAAGGATTCCCAGTTTACGGTAACACCAACTACGCATATCAATATATCAGTGACACCTACGAAGACGATGTCAACTGGGATATGGAACAGATTAAAGTATTTACAATCGACATTGAAACTGAAACTGAGAATGGATTTCCAGATATCAAGTCTGCCAATGAAGAGGTTCTTCTAATCACCATTAAGGATCTTCAATCCAAGAAGGTTGTTACGTTTGCTCAAACAAAGTATGGTGAGTATAAGTCTAATCGTTCTGATGTTACGATGATCAATTGTCGTGACGAACAACACATGCTCAAAGAGTTTATGATTTGGTGGCAGGGTAACTATCCAGATGTCATCACTGGTTGGAACACAGACTTCTTTGATAATGTTTATTTGATTCATCGTATTCAGCGAGAGTTGGGCGATACATTTGCCAACAAGATTAGTCCATGGGGTTATGTCAATCAACGAAAGACTTTCATTAAAGGTAATGAAGAGATTCACTATGACATTCTAGGTATTTCTCAGCTGGACTATCTCGAACTTTACAAGAAATATACATATACAAAGCAAGAGTCGTATCGTTTGGATTACATTGCGCAAGAAGAATTGGGCGACAAGAAGAAAGAGAATCCAGGAAATGACTTCAAAGATTTCTATACAAACTACTGGAAAGACTTTGTTGAGTATAACATTCATGACGTAGAGTTGGTTGACAAACTCGAAGACAAGATGCGTCTGCTTGAGTTGCATCTGACCATGGCATACAATGCGAAGATTAATCCTGAAGATGTTTACTCTCAGGTTCGTATGTGGGACACTATCATTTACAATCACCTGCGTAAGAAAGGTATTGTCATTCCAGC